AAAGACCATCAAATCCTGTTAATGTTAGGTCGCCTAATGTTAAAATATCGGTAGTATAATTATACCAGAAAGAAGATGTATTCGTTGCCGTGTTTCCAATTACCACATCTCCGCTGTTATAATAAATTCCCCAAGTGGTAGTTGAGAATTGTCCTGAACCTGCTGCTCCACCACAAGTAGTAACGCTAAACACTCCATTAGAATCTACCTGTAAACAACCATCGCCCACTAATGCAGGAATTCTAAGTCCCCAATCATCTACCGGTTGAAGCTGATCACTTGAATTCGGAAACCATAAAGAACCACTGAACTGAGCAAAGGCAGGAAAAGCTATTATTAAGGCAACTATTATTGTTGCTATTATCTTACTTCCTTTCATAGTAATTCACACTAAGCTTGGCGTCTGAAGTGCCTTGCTTAATTGCTTTAAAATTAGTAACTGACTCTCTCCCATCAAGCACGATAGTAGTATTTACATAAGACTTCGTACCTACTGAGGAATCAGGATCAACACTATCTGTTCTCCAGCGTATCGTAGCATCTTCTACTACAATAATTGCCTTATTGGCATTCGTCGGGACAGAAGCTAATCCCACAGCAGTACTACTAACAGCTAAGTGTTCGTAACCTACTGGATGATCCTCGTATTCTTTTTGTCGTGCCTGTCTGCCAGGCATCATTGTATATTTATTCATATTCTTTTAAAAGATTATTTATAGACTTTATATCATTTAAAGTCTTTTCAGTCTCAAGCAATTTTGAAGTCTCGACTCCTGACTCTGTTGCTTGAGACTCTTTTTCCTCTGTTTGTTTGTTTAACACTTTTCTCTGCTCTCTCGTCCTTTCTCTCATCTCTGCTTCCATTCGTCTCTTGGTCACATCTTCCCTCGCCCTGGCCAACCCATCAGCACTTATATACTTGTTTTTAATCTCATCTTCTATGTCTTCCGCAAATAATAATGGATCTAATTTCTTTACCTTGTCCTCTTTTTCCCTTTGAAGCTGAACCCAGTCCCACATTCTTTTTAAGTTATTCTTTCTACTGCCTGACACTAACTTCAACATCTGATGTCGCCAATCAGACATGTCTTTAAAATAATCCAATACACTTTTAAATTGAGAGAACTTCCTTACATTTTCTAAATCATCACGTTCAATATCAAGAAGTCTCATTACCTCTAAAGACATTGTAGAATCATCTGACTTGAACATACTTTTTATTATCAGTTTCTTTTAAAATGTTAATCTTTAATTCTTGATCCCATAACTTTGCTATTCTCTTACAATCAAACTCTTTCCTCGCCCAGAGCATCATTTCTTTTCTCTCTTCTTCATAAACACTGGGATCATATAAATATTTAACTATGGCATCTACAAACTTCTCTTTTAATTCCTCACTCTTAATTCCGAAGTCACAACTCCTATGTAATGCCCAGTTCTCTTCGTTCACGTCAGCAGGCAATACGACTCCATACTTCATTTTAGTTTTAAGGGCAGCAAAGTCTGTGGTAATCGGTAAGGCTCCGGCAATCATTGCTTTGGTCCCTCCCATATAGTCTATCTCATAAAAGCCAGTAGGATAAAAGAGGACTCCAGCTTTGTAGTTCTCCTCTACTACTTGCTTAAGAGATATTCTATGCCCACCTCTTGCATTACCTTTTTCTTTTAAAGTTTCAAATCTCTTGATCCATTTATTCATCCACTCCTGGTCTTTATCACTCGTCCTGACTAATTTGAATAAATCCCAGCCATAAAACCAACCCAACTTCACTTTCTTTTTAATATCCTCTGGCACTCTCTCCAGAACTTCCTCAAATATCTCAATCATCGGTCTCATCATTCTGTCTGGCGACGACAAATTCACAAGGTAATAAGGATCTCTCTCTTCATGCTTATCGAATAATGTTAAGTCAATCCCATTAGGTATTATGCAAATCTTGTTATCTGGAACGTTTGAATAGAGATCTCTATGCGCATTAGACTTCACCATTATCTTGTCAATCTTCTTCAATCGACCTTCATTAAACTCTCCCTCTGGGATTGTATCATGCAAGTCAATATATACCTTATCAGAGTTAATTCCATAATCTACAGGTCTAACGTGTCTCCAAACTACCGTGACGTCTTGTTTGTCTCTATAGTTCCACATCCAGAAAGGCTTATAATGAACTCCATTAATCTCTTTTTCTTTATGGCCACAATTACAGTAAACAGTAATGTTCCAATCTTTAAGATTCTCAACCAAGTTAACCAAAGCTTCTTCTGCTCCTCCGGAACCCTCGTCTCTCATTATCTGGGCATCCCAGACTTGTTCGGTAAACCCACAATAGAAAACAAGATCTCTTCCTGACGATTCTTTCTTTACAAAGTTAGTATTTCTTAATTGGCACACTGCAGGATGAGAACGAATATCTTTTGGTAATTTGTCAATGGCTCTCTTTAGTTTTAACTTATCTTTAATCTTTCCAAGTTTCTGTAGTTTCTTAATCACCTTCTTGAACTTATCCGACTCTACTGTAAAAGTCTTAATCATATTCTCTGTGTTCTTGTTCGGCTCAATCTTCTGACACGCTCTAAGGCATTCTAAGGCCATTGAGGGCAGATTAAGACTGTAATAGACCTTAGCCAAGTTCATTAAGGGAATATAGTCATACTCGCGAGGATTGTAAACAATAATACTATAAATCGGTGGTTTCTTCTTTAGTCCCATTAAGTAGCTATCACGAGCAGCTCCCAGGTTATTCATCTTAAAATAAATATGTCCCAGTAAATGATAAGCATCAGGATATTGAGGTTTAGTTCCTAAAGCATATCTTGCGTCATCTAAAGCTTTTGAAAACTCTCCTAAAGAGAAATGAATTTCTGCCAATCTCAATCGCGCAATATACTTCTCGTCCTCAGATCGTGACATAGACATAAACTTATTAAAGTTCTCTATTGCTTTTAAGTTGTCTCCTACTGCCTTGTAAGAATTAGCTACATTCCACCAATTGCGTGGATCTTCTGGTTCTGCCTTTAGCCACTTCTGAGAAATCCTTAAGTTCCTCTCCTTGTTTACATTAAACCGTTCTTGAGTAGAAGTGTGGACCCTCTTAATATCTTTTATAAAATAACTCGTAAGCTCTCTGTTCGGACTGAAGTCCTCGTGTAGGTAACCTGCCCACTTTACGCAACCATCATTCTTTATCACTTGACTCTTAAGGTGAACCACCACTGGCCTATGAGATTCAGGATCAAACCAATACAGGTAATCCATCACATAAACATCAGCAGGATTCTTTTCTATTGCTTCTTTTAAAAGACTCAAACCTCTGAATACATCATCAGCATCACACCAGAGGATATAATCATATTCTTTAGGAACTTGTGCGAAGTTGTAATTCCTCGCTGCTGCAAAATTATCTATCCAATCAAAGTGAGAGATATGAGCATTATACATTCTGGCCACTTCTTCCACTCGTTTATTCTTTTGGGTAATTGTAATGAACACTCCATCTACATCTGGCGCTGTTCTTGCCAAGCAAGCCTTTAATGCCTCTGCCTCATTGTCCGAACCCTTCACTATTAACGCTAATGCTATTTTCATATTTTCTCTGGTAGGCGAAATGCTGGAAAGACTTCTGCAAACCAACGAATCCCCTTTTTAGTTTTCATAAACGTGAGTGCTTCTTCGGACAACCTGACTCTGAGTAAACCATCTAAAGTCTCAGGTGTCTCCAGTAATGCTCTTTCAAGTCCATGCCCTGTTGTCTTGGCATACTTAGGATCTCTCAATAAAACTCTCTTAGCCTTAACCAAATTTTTCACACTCTCATATTCTTTAGGAAATACCTTAATATACTCCTTGGTCAATGCTATGATTTCTTCTTTAACGTTCATTTCTTTTTCTTAATATTCTTTCCATATTTCTTAACCCACTTTTTATACATCTTGGGCTTGTTTATTTGCATCCACGTTCTTTGTTTTTTGCTTCTAAAAGGCATATTAATAAAGTTATCTTCACTTTGGATTCCCCTAAGCAAAGTGAATACAAAGGGGAATCAACAACTCTACCCTATGTTAAAACCGTCAGAGAAGAAGTTTGAATCTTGGTTATGAACTTCAAGAGTAAGTTTTCCAACTACTGCTCTAAAGTCATAATCACCACTCCTTGCTAAATCGGTATCAACAAATGGTTTTTCTAAGAAAGCAACTGCTAACTTTTCAGGTCTTAGTCCGAGAACTCTACCAGTAGCATCACCACTCTGTTGGACATAGCGATGTTTATGGATAGTTAATGTTCCGAAAGAAGTCTCGTAAGTAGTAACAGTTCTGACTATGGTAGTCTGTCCACCAGGGTTGTTAACAACAACGTTACTCTTCTGAGTAAAGCTATCGGTAGCAGCCTTTAGGTAAGACCCCATGAATAGGTCAGTCGCAACATCCCCGTTACTCTCATCCCAATTTTCTTGCATAAGACCGTCCAAGATAGAGGCAGCCCAGGTAGTTCCAGAAGTATGGGAAGTATGATTAGAGGATTTTGAACAAGCTTCAATTAAACCACTCATCTTAGGTATAGTTCCAGAAGTTCCTGAAACTAATGTGGATCTAATTAAATCAAACTCTGCACTATTTCCCCACTCCTTTAACGCCTTTTTGGTCTGTCTCTGTAATTCATTCTGATTGTGATAATGCTCAACTAACTGTTCGGTTCTGGAAACTTTGAAAGGTCTGGCAACATGCTCAATCAAGTTTGTCAACCTTGATGGAGTAGTTAAAGTGCCAGCAGTATAGTCACCAGTCTCAGCAACAGCAGATGAAGCAGCAGCGGCAAGTTCGTCTGTTAAATATGAGTGAACCGTAGCAATCGCTTTGGTTCTACCAATCATATTAAAGATCATTGTCTCTGTCGCAGTCAGAATTTCAATTGCATTCAAGACTACATCTTCCTTAATAGAATCTGTATCTTTGTATGTTCTTAAAATTAAATCGTCAGCCATTCGTGTTTAGTGCTGCTTATTTTTGTGGATATTGATCAAGAACAGCATCCACGGCAGTATCTCCAGCTTTTTTGAAGTTACCCTTATTATAGGATTCCTTCGCTTGAGATAACTTGTCCTTCACAGCACCAAGTCTTGGATTACTATGAAGCACCGACTTCTGTTTCTCAGCCTCGTCATGGGATTCAATTTTGTCAAACTGTTCCTTGAAATCATCACTTTCGATGATGGTCTCTCTTGTCTCTGTGGGATTAGCTCTTTTCCAAGTCTCTACAACCCTTTTGTAATCCTTGTATTTAGGATGCTCTGCATAGAAAGTGCTCTGATTGAACTCTTCCTTTGAAACAAAGTTGCCTTTCTCTTCTTTGACAGAGTCTGTAATAAAGCTCACAGCCTCTTCTTCGGAAACGCCCTTAGCCTCCATAACAGCCTTAATGGCTTTCTGGGACTTCCCAGCTTTCCCAACATAGTCAAAGGTATCCTTGACAGCTTTCAAAGCAGCTTCCTCTGATGGAAAGCTCTTCCCCAAAGCTTGGTTCAGTTTACCTTTTAAATCCTCAGATTTATCAGTCTTCTGTCCTTCTGGATCACCTTCAGGTTTCCCCTTTGGATCTTCAGGTAAGGACTTTTTGATATTGATATCTTCTGGCATAAAAGTATAGAATTTAATGCTTACGTTCCCTATCGACCTTAAGGAACTCTTGAATTATCTCAATGATTTAAGACAACTCAAGAACCCCTTACTTGATTAGGATATCTCTCAATATATCCTTTCTCTTTTTCTTCTTGAACGAACTTGCGAGTCTGTTCTTTATGACCAAACCCCATGCCCTCTACATCTGCTATCCACTCCGTGATCACTGAAATCGCTGCTGCCCTCATATAGGCTTCTTTCCCCAATTCTTCTAAGGACTTACCTTGAGTCTCTAATGAAACAACGCTATCCAGAACAGCCAACTTTGCAAACAACATTGCTTTCGCTTTGTGCCAGCCAGTAGACTCTACTAAATTGGCTATCTCTTCTCCTTCCTTATATATTTTATCTGTTTCCTTGTCTAACTTGTGAGACATTCTTTTGTATATTAGGTCTTACTTCTTGTTTGGACTGTCCTTGAGGCTGTCCTTGAGGTTGAGCTTCCCTTGCTTTTTTAATACTATTCTCTAATTCAAATGTATCCAATCCCATCATATCAAATACTTTCCCAATGATTACATCTTGGTAATCAGGTGCAAGTCTTAATGCTCCTACTAAGTTATTAACAATGTTCTGCTTATCAATCTCCTGATTAGTGAAAGTAAATCGGATATCATATTCAGATAAATCTATTTTGTCAAGAATAGTAAAGTATCTGTTCTTGCCCATTCTCTGAAGCTTGACCATAGCTTCTTTGCGAGCCGCCATTACTTGTTCAGGAGTAATCGACACCCTGTCCTTATTCATCTTTTCCAATTTCTTGTAAATAAGATAATCAACTAATCGAGAATCAACTTCAACCATTTCCTCATAGCTTCCTGTCAGTCTCACTATCTCCATTTTCTTTAACGAGGTCTTAGCAATGATAGGAAAACCATGTCTCTTTAACCATCTGATTAAGAAATATCCAATCTGGTCTCTGTAAATCTTGAAAGTGCTATTGGTTGCTCTGGACTTTACTACAATGTCAGTAGCAGTAGTTCCCTTCTCTGATGGCTCTCCAGTGGCCACCGGGAACGCTGATGTAACCTTCTGCGCCCATCCTAACGCACTCTGTTCGTCTGTGTATGAACCCATTGAAGCTTCCTGCATTTGCCATTGCTCAATGTCATCCATATTCCTTACCAAGACAGCGCCATTAGCAGCTAAGTTTCTTATCATCCCTGGACTTATACCACTATTCTTCTTTATTTTGAATAACCCCAATTGAGCAACCTGATTTCTATTAAGACGAATATTAACAATCGTGTTGATCCAAGACTGAAGTCCAATCACTGCTTCTACGGGTCCGCGAGCAAGCCATCTCCCCCTTACCTTCTTAGTATGTCCTTCTTCGTATGGTTTCCAGTCTTTGACATTCTCTTCTATTAAATGGACCTTGATCCCATCTTTCTCTCCTTCCATTCCAGAGATTGCAATATGTCCCTCAATCTCCTCCTCGTCTTTCTTCTTCCCGGTTATTAAGTATTTCGGTATTAATCCCCAAATTTCCCAAACGTCTCTATAATTAGTAGTAACTTGACTTGAGTGAGCTGTTGACGATTGTATCTGAACTGTTCCCTTAAGATCATCAGTGTCATACCATCCATCCATTGAAGAAATCTCTTTAGGAGTCATTAAAGCTTTCTCTGTTACTCTATATGCATCTTGTAAACTCTTAGCTGTCGGATCAAAGTATAAATTCAACAGATCTACGTCCTCTCTAATCATTGTCTTTTTACCCTGTTTGTCATATCCCTCATAGGTTTTCCAAACTGCTGATCCATCTATGCCCATGCTTCTTTCAGTCTCATCTAATGCTTCTCCGAAAATATTCTCATCCATCCATTTTCCAACCGCTGCCCTTACTATGGAAGCTAATCCATAAGCACTGCCTTTTTTGGCAGTGACGTCTAAGTTATCTTCATCTATGTCAGTATTAGTAACATAATTATCAGCAACTACTTCTGATAATGGAATCCAAGTTTTAGGTTTTCCAGTAATAGGATCATTAGGGGTCTCAAATACTCCCCAATAATTCTTGCGCAATGTCTCTATCAAGTTTCTCATCTTGAAAGCAACATCTTTAGTAATAAAAACTACAGCGTCTTGCCATGTTTCCTTTTCTTCCTTAATTAGGGCTATGGCTTTCGCTCTTATATCTATGTCGTATTCTTCTTCTTTTTTCTTGTCTTTGCTCATATTAATTAAATGATTGATTTTTGTATAGTTCAAAATTCTCGTCAACCTCCTCCTCTGGTCTCTCTGCTACTTGTAACTGATAAGCAGTAGCATCTGACACATCATCGTTCTTAGCTTTTGGAAATCTTATCAATTCCTCCTCTAAATCTCTACATTCTCCAGTGATATGATAGATAGAACCAGATTCATAACGAGGGACTAAACCCTTAATGCGCAATTGCTTCCTTGACTGGTGATGTTTTAACTCTTCTACTTCAAAGAATATATTACGCTTCCTCATCTCATCTTCTAAGAAAGGTTTAAGTACATCGTTATAAGTCCCTTCCTCTATCCCCACAACCTCGAAGTTCATTTCCTTTTTCTTCTTAAAGAGCAAATCTATTATCGCCTTTGGATTTTCCTTGATTCTATAAGCTATCAGATTCCAATTATTATCCTTATCAACATAGTTCTCGCAAATCCCTATGTAGTCTGACTCTGCACTTTTCGCAGGCGCAGGATCAATCGTTAAGAAGTTCCGGGTATTCAACTTCTCAATCTCTGCCCAGTCTCTTTCCTTGAACCACTCATCTTTGAATACCTGATTTTCTATGGCTACTGGATTCTGCTGATATAAAGCACTCCACTCAAACGCTCCTATGTCTCTTTTAGTATCTGCTAATACTTTAAGATCGTACATCCCGGGCCAAAGAGCTTCACCTTTCTTTCTATGAGGTTCATCTTCTTCTGCTATTGCTGGTAAGTTTATAATCTTCCACTCTTCTGCTCCCTCACTCTCTAATAGTCTACCAGCCAGATCATCATCATGCCATCGAGTCATAATGAGAACCACTGCTCCATCAGGTGTTAGTCTTGTCCTTGCTGTAGATCGGTACCATCCCCAAATCTTTTCTCTAATAGTTATTGAGTCTGCCTCTTCCCTGTTCTTTACTGGATCATCTATTAAGAAAACATTAGCTCCTCTTCCTGTTATTGCTCCTCCTACTCCAGTAGCTACATAAACTCCTCCAGTATTAGTGTTCCATCTCCCTGCTGACTTTGAATCTGCTGCCAGAGTAATTCCTCTAAAGATAGAACTATATCTATTAGAAGCTATTAGGTTCCTGGCCTGTCTCCCGAACTCCTGAGAAAGATCTCCTGAATAAGATGAAGTGATAATACTCTTCTTGGAATTCCTTCCCAAATACCATGCAGGAAATTGTATTGATGCTATCTCTGACTTTCCATGCCTCGGCGGCAAGAATATCATTAACCTTTTTAACTCTCCTCTCTCTACTCTTTCTAACTCTTTGATTATTAAAGTGTGGTGCCAGTTTTCCTTATACCCATCAAAACCATAATGAATAAAATCACTCAGTCTTCTTTTCGCCAGCTCCCTCTTTGCTAACTCTGCTACTGCTCTCTTTGGTGATACTTGTTGCAAGTTTTTCAAGTTCTTCATTTGATGAATCTTTAATATTATCTAAGTTAACATCTTTAATAAATGTATGCTCTCTCTTATCTTTCCAATCATAACAGTTCTTCAAAAAGAATATCAAAAATGCAACATTACCCTTAGCATTCATTCCTCTTTCTACTGCTCTTGTTTCTAATATCTCATCTATCTTTTTTAAACCCTCTTGTATCACTTGACAACTCTTAAACTTTGTAGCCCACTCACTAAACTTTCTAAATGTATATTCTTTCTCTTTAAACAACTGTCCTTTATAAATAAGAGTATCATCCTCTACTAATCTATCAAGAAAAGACTGCAACTCATTAATAACAAACTCCTCTGTATGCTTTACGGGTCTACCTCCTTTTAATCTCCATCCTGGTCTTGAAAAATCTCTTGGGTTATCTTTCTTCATTATTATATTTTACTACGAATCACTTAGTGTTGTCAATTTTTCCTTATAATAAACAATCAAATCCTCTAACTCTTTAGACTTCCACCTCTTAACCTGGAAACCTCTCTTGCGCAACTCCCGAACCTTTTCTATTCCATACTCATCTATCATGTTCAATGTATATTCTCCTAAGTTTCCGTGTTTAAAAGTATTGCACTTAGGACACTGACAGTGAATATTAATCTCATCAAACTCAGTGTCTGAATAACTCCCCTTAGAAATAAAGTGTCCAGCATGCATGTCTTT